TACGGACCCTTGTTGCACGCAACCTCAGGAGCCGGCGGCGGGGGCGGCGGGGGCGGCGGGGGCGGCGGGGGCGGCGGAGCTTCGCCACCGAAGTTATAGATCAGGCTGCCCAGAACCGAGTGCGAACGGAACCGCGTGCTGACGGCGTCGCCCGCGACGCCCACGAGGTCCACGTTGTCGGCGTTGAAGAAGCGATACTTCACGCCCACGTCGACCTTGTCGCTCAGCGGCGCGCGAACGCCGGCGATCGCCTGCCAGGCGAAACCGCTGTCGGTATCGTCCAGGAGATTCGCGCCGCCAGCCGAGGCACGCACCTTCACGCGCGCGACGCCGACACCGCCACCGACGAAGCCCTGCAGGCCGTCATCGGGACCGAAGTCGAGCAGGCCGTTGAGCATGAAGCTGAGCGCGTCGGCGCTGCCGCCGAACTGGCCCTTGCCGTAAGTGGTCTGACCGATGACGAAGGAATCGCCACGGCGCGCCTTGCGGTAGCTCGCCTCGGTCTCGAGGCGGAACATGCCGAAGTCGTAGCCGACGATGCCGCCGAAATCATAGCCGTAGTCGTAATCGAACTTGGCCACGTTGCTGACATTATTGATGTCGAATTCAGCATCTTCGACGATCATCGCGCCGCCGTCGACTTCGACGTACCACGATCCATCGCGCGCCAATGCCGGTGTGGCGAGGGCTGTCGTAGCCAACGCCATCCCAATGACGAGTTTCCGCATTATTGTTCCCCTATTATTGAGGCTGGAGCCACCGAGTGGGCCCGTCTCTACTGCCATAAACTTGCTCACGCAAGTATGCAAAACCGGATGCTGTTGCAAAGATGCCGCGATTCCGGGGGGTTGCAAACGAGAAACGACATCCACCCCGGCCTTTCCGGCTGTCGGCAGTGCGCTCATGTCTGATCCCCTCATGCATGGTCGGGATAAATCCCGGCTACTCTAAGAGCAGCAATTAGTTGCAAAATTGCTACGCGAGCCTCGGCATCAACGACCGGGCCGCCGGTTGGTTCCACAGCTTCTTCGGCTATTCTCCAGATCCCCAAGAAGCGGCGCTCCTGCCCGGTCGAACGGTCGAGCAGCCGCAGGCCGTCGCGCGGCGCGACGAAAAGCCAGTTGCCGCCCTGCCGGCAGGCGAGCTTGCCGTCCTGTCCCGCCCAGTCGCCCGTCGCCGACGCGGCGACCAGCCAGCTCGTCCCGTCCGCCGGCATGGCGGGCGGCGCGGCGGCTTCGCCCTCGATCGCGCAATGCAGCAGCGCGTCGGCCAGCGCATGGGCCTCGTTGACGAAGGCCTCCTTCTGCGCCTGCCCGGCGAAAAGCAGCGGCAAGCCGAAACGCGGGCTGGCGGCGTCGAACAGGAAGGGGTCGCTCATGGCTGGCTCCGATCAATCGAGGGTCATCAGGAAAAGCGGCTCGGACAGGGCATGGCTGCCCCGCTGGCGCACGGTGAGGGCGGCCGGCAGCGGACTGGCCGGCGCCAGCGCGGTCTCGGCCAGGCCGACGATGGCGCGCGCCCGGCCGCTGGGACCGAGCGGCAGCAGCGCGCCGTCACCCTGATCGACATAGAGCGCCGCCCCGCGCCAGTTCGCCGCCGCGGCAGAGGCGGCCGCGAAGACGCAAGGCACGTCGCCGCTGCCGCTGCCGTCCCAGGGCAGCTCGAACGCGGCGAGCACCGTTTCCGGCGCGGCAAGATCGGCCACGGGGACGATCCGGCCGGGATCGGCGGTCCCGGCCGGCAGCGCGTCGGCTCCGGCCGGCGCCGCGCGGTGGAGCATCAGCTCCACCCCGTGCTCGCGCCATTCCCATTCGGCGACGCGCCAGCGGCCGGCGATGCCGGGCAGCGTCACGACGGCGCCCGGCGCGACCGCCGGATCGAGCGCGGCACTGCGCCAGGCCACGGTCTCGCGGCGCCGGAGCGCGCGGCGGGCGGCGCTTTCCGCCAGCGCGCGGGCATCGGCGGCGGCAAGCGCGGCGGGCAGCTCGATCGCCCGCGGCTGCCCCGGCCCGCTCCGCCCCGTCGCGCGCTGGAGGCCGGGCTGATAGTCGCGGTCGACATCGTAGTAGCGCACGATCTCCGGCGCGGCGGACGGCTGCGGCTCGCGCCGCCGCGAGAAGCCATTGCGGCCGCCAAAATCGCCATCCGCCACTGCGACGGCCGGCTCGGCGAGCGCGACCGGGGCGGCCTGCAGCCGCGCGCGCGCGATCGTCAGGCGCCCGCCGCCGGCGTCGCAGTCCATCGGCAGCACCGGGTCCAGCATCCGCAGCGTGTCGGCCAGCGGGCCCGCGCACGACAGGCCGGCGATGCCGGGCAGCGGCACGGCCGCGTCGGCATCGGCGATCGCCGCGCCGACGACGTCCTGCAGCGAGAAGGCGCCGCTGTCGGCGATCACCTCGAACGAGAGCGCCGGGATGCGGTTGAAGAAGTCGCCGAGGTGGAGGTCCTCGAACACGACATAGGCCAGCCCGCGCCAGGCCGGACAGCGCGCCGCGCCCTCGGCCGCGGCGATCAGCGGATCGACCGGCTGGTCGCCCCAGCCGTGATGGAGCCGCAGGGCCCCGCCCACCTTGAGGTCGCCCGCTTCCCCGCGCAGCAGGTTGCCGTCGGCCCAGATGCGCCCCAGGCCGGCGATCGGCCGGCTGGCCAGCGCCACCGCGAACGAGGCGGTGTAGCTGTAGGTCGTCACCGAGGGCCGCCCCTTGCCGCCGCCCTGCCGCTCGGCATGCTCGACGAGGTCGGTCGCCCAGATGATCGAGCCGGGCACGCGCATCCGCCCGAAATGGCGCGGCAGCGGCTCGCCATAAGTCGAGACGGTCGGCGCCAGCTCCCTGAGCCGCGGCCCCTCGCGGGCACCGCCGCCGATGATCGCCGAATCGACCGCGCGCCCCGCCAGCGCGCCGATCGCGCCGCCGAGCGGCCCGCCGATCAGCGTGCCGACGGCGGAGAACAGAAGTGTCGCCATGGGGGGAGTCCTTCAGATCAGGCGCCAGCGGCGCAGCACGGGCGCGTCGGGCGGCCCCGGCACGGCGACCACGCGCCGCAGACCGGCGTGGGCATGGACGAAGCGGCCCCCCGGCAGGGCGATCGCCAGATGGTGCTGGCAGGGGCCGGAGCGCAGCAGCAGGACATCGCCGGGCCGGATCGGCCCTTGCGCTTCGGCAAGGCCGCAGGCCGACGCCCAGCGCGCCAGTTCGGGCAGGCGGTGCGAGCGCAGCGCATAGCCGGTCGGCAGCTCCGCCCGCCGGCCGATCGCCGCGAGCGCCGCCGCCAGCACGCCGATGCAGTCGAGCCCGGTCGCCGGATCGCGGCCGTGCAGGCGGAAGCGCGCGCCGGCCAATGCCTCGGCCGCCCGCGCCATCGCCTCTCCATCATCCGGGCCGCTCATGGCGCCGGCGCCGGATAGCGGCCGACGAGGTCGTTGCCCGGCAGGAACGGCTCACCCTGGAAGTTGACCGCGTTGGCGAAGCGCGCCGCGCACGTGTCGAGCGTGTGGTCGCAGCCCTCGCGCACCAGCGCGCGCAGGCCCGGCGCCAGAGCGGGATCGAGCGGCGTGTCGAGCACCAGCCCGGCCGCGTCCGCCAGCACGATCGCCATGCCGAGGCCGGCATGCGGCCCGTCGAGCCAGCGCAGCCGGCCGCCGGCGAGATCGGCCGGCGCGGCGGCGCAGGCGAGCGTGACGGCGTTGATCGCCAGGTCGATGCCCGCCAGCACCGCCTCGTGCGTGAAGCGCGCGGGCGAGAGCATGCAGCCCGGCCCGCAGAACGCGGCGCGGCAGGCCGGGCTGGTGCGCGGCACCGGATCGGCGAGCAGCAAGGCCTTGCGCGAGACCAGCTCGGCGGTGAAGCGCCCCTCCTCCTCGGCCACCCCGCCGATCGTGCCATAGTAAAGATAGTCGCGCTCGCCGCTTTCCCAGTCGACCAGCCCGACGCGCAGCGCAGCGCCGTCGAACCGCCCGGCGGCAAGGTCGGCGGCGGAAATGGCATCATGGCTGAGCACGCCCTCCACTTCGGCGCTGTCGGCGTCGAGGCCGGCCGAGCGGCGGATGGCCGACGGCGTCATGCCCGGCGCGGCGCGGTGCAGCACGCCGTCGAACCACAAGTCGCGGTCATGCGTGGTGAAGCCCAGCGTCACCCCGTCGCGCCGCAAGACGCGCCAGAACGTCGCGGCGGTCTCCAGCCCGGCGGCGAACCAGACGCGGCTCATGCCGCCTCGCGCAGTTCGACGAGCGGCACCGAGGGCGCCTCGCCCGCGGCAAAGGCCGCGCCCGCGATCTCCAGCCGGTCCTCGGCGAAGCGCACCGGCACGTCGAACAGGAACCCGGCGCGCACTTCGGCGCCCGTGGCCGGCGCTGCGGCGAAGGTCAGCACGCCGCCCGCCTCCAGCGTCCAGCCCGCCGCCATCGGCACGCCGCCGACGCCGACCAGCAGCGTGTCGAAGCGCGGCCGGGTGATGCGCCGCGTCTGCGCCGCCTCGCCCGCGCCGTAGCGCTTGACCAGCGGAAAGCTCGCCGTCGCGCCGTCGCCCACGCCGAGCAACTGGTCGGCCATCGTCGGCGTGCCGGTCATGCCGTTCGAGCTGAAATCCGACGGGTCGCGCAGGCGGAAGCCGCGCGCGGCCCCGCGCCGGGCGCGGAAGAAGGCGATCAGCACGCCCAGCTCGGCCTCCGAACGGATGCCCGGCCCGACATCGAAGCGCAGCCGCGCGTCGGCCCAGACGCTGTTGCGCCGCTCGAAGCCCGAGGCGGTGACCGCGACGCTGGTGGCGAACTCGGGCGCCACGCCGGCGTCGAGCCCCAGCGCCAGCGGATAGTCGATGTCGTCGAAAGCCTGCATGTCGCTGTCCCCGGAAGCGATGGAAGGAGAAGGCAGCCGGACATAGCCGTCGCGGCAGACCTGCGGCAGCGCCCAGACGAAGACCTCGTGCGGCGCGCGCCGCAGCGCCTCGTCGATGCCGGCGTCGATCCGCCGCCAGAGATCGGCTTGCCCCGGCCCCGGCACGAAGCCGGCGAAATAGTCCTGCGTGGCGGGCGGATAGCCCAGCCGCGCGTCCACCAGCGCATGCGCGGCACGGCGGCGGGCGTCGGCACCGGCGGTCAGCCAGTCGTAGTCCTCCACCTGCAACCGGTCGAAGGCGGGCGCGGCCCAGCCGAGCGGCAGGTTGGCGCGCAGCGCCTCGGGCGTGGCGGGATCGAGCAGCGTCGGCGTGAACACCAGCAGCAGCGCCTCGACCGGCGCGGGCGCGACCGCCGCGCGCACGGCGGCGACCAGCGCGGCGGTCGAATCGGCGAGCAGCGCGCCGGCCGCATCGAGCAGCGCGCGCTGCCCGGCGCCAAGCGGCGCGCGCATGTCGGCAATCGCGGGCGGATCGCCGCCGAGAGCGGCCGCGGCGGCAGCGTCGTAAAGGCAGATGCGGCCGTCGGCGAAAATCCACCACCATGGCTCGCCCACCTGGAAGCGCACCGGCACGCCCGCCGCCGCCATCAGGGCGGCAAAGGCCGCGCCCGCCGCGCGCAGCCAGGCCATGGCCTCGGCATCGGCCGGCGAGAGCAAGGTCGAGGGCGGGTCCCAGCCGGTCCGCGCCGGCGCGCCGTCATGCGCGCGCTGCTGCCAGGCATCGGGGCAATGCTGCGCCAGCACCTCGTAGGACAGCGAAGCGATCGGCGAGAAGCCGAGCCGCGCGCATTCGGCGAAGAAGGCGGCGTGCCAGGCGCGCGCCGGGGCGCAGAGCGGCCAAAACGGATCGCCGCCCCCACCGCCGCCGCCGTCCACGAGATAGGCGTCGCCGCTCGCGGTGAGCCGGAAGTAGTGGCTCATGCCGACGTAGTGGACAAGGCTGCCGCGATAGCCGAGCTGGCGGGCATTGCGCAGCACGCGCGCGGGCGTCTGCGTGCCGTCGTCATCATAGCCGGTGGCGATGGCGAGGCCGTGCGGCGGCACCATGACGTCGCCGATTGCGATCATCGCCCGGTGGCCCGTGCAGCGGATCTCGCTGAGTTCCACCCAGCCTTCGGCCGGCGCGGCCAGCGGCGCGGCGCTGGCGCCGTCGTAGCCGGGCGCGACCAGCGAGACGAACATCCGGTCGATCGCACCGGGCCAGACCGGATCGGCCTCGCCCGGCAGCAGGAAGCCGCCGGCAAGGTGCGAGAAGGGCAGCGTCACCGCCGCGTCCTGCGGGCCGCCCACGGCATAGTTCCACAGCCGCACGTACCAGGTGCGCGCCGTGCCGGCGGCGTCGCGGCCCTCGATCGTCAGCGTCGGACCGTTGACCGCGTCGAGCGGGAGCACCCCGCCCGAGCGCCAGCGGAACGAGAGCGTCGTGCGCGCGTAATCGCGGTCGGTCGCATAGGCGAGCAGCGGATGGTCGAAGCGGTCCTCGCTGTCCCAGATCAGCCCGGCGAGATCGGCCGCGCGCAGGAACACCGCGTCGACGCGCAGCGCATCGGGGGCGGTGGCGACGACCGCGGCGGTCATCGGGCGCGGGAAGTTCACCGTCCAGAAGCGCGGATCGAAGCGCTGGATATGGTCCGAATCCTGCCCCTCGCGGGCAGCGGCAAGCCAGAAGGGCATGATGCGTCCTTTCATCCGCCCCGTGTCGGGGGGATTTTTCGTCAATCGCTCGCCAGGGCCCGCCGCACCGCGCCCGCGACCTGGCGGGCGGAGCGTTGCAGCGCCTGCGGGGCGGCGGCGGCGGACGGGGCGGCGATGCGGATCGAGACGCGCACGTCGCGCGGCCGGGCGGGGCCGGCGTCCGGTTCCACGCGTCCGGCCGAGGTCGGCACGAACAGCTCCGGCCCGCGCTCGCCGACCAGGTAGGGCCGGCCGGGCGCCACCGGCCCGCCCGTCGCCCGGCCCGGCAGGCCGAGGACGCCGCCGAGCAGACCGCCGAGATCGGGCAGCGGCGTGCCCGCCCCGGTCCCGAACGGCGCGCCCGCGAACAGCCGATGCACCGCCTGCATGGCGATATCGTCGATCACGCCGAGCGCGACGCGCCGCAGGTCCGCGAAGCCCAGGCTGCCGCGCCGAATCGCGCCGAGCAGCCCGCGTTCGAGCACGCCGCCGGCGCGCGCCAGCCCGTCGACCAGCGTGCCGTCGAACGTCGCGCGCATCGCCGCCACGTCGCGCGCGAAGCCCTGGGTCGAAGCGCGCACATCGACCAGCAGCGTGTCCACGGTATCGCTATCCTGCATCGTCCTGCTCCATCAGGCGGGTGAGATCGTCGCGGCCGAACGGCGCGGCGGCGTCGGGCGGAACGAGCGCCGTCATCAGTTCGGCCGGGGTCGCGGCCCAGAAATCGCCCGGCCGCCAGCCCAGCCGGCGCGCGGCGAGGCCGAACAGCCGCAAGGCCGCCGCCGCGAAGCTGTCGCTCATCCGGAGCCCTGCAGGATCTGCCCGAGCAGCGCGCGCAGCGGCGCGGCGCAGGCGGCGAGACCCTGCCGGGCCACCGCCTCGCCCACCATCTCGCGCGTCGTCCCGTCGCGTTCCGCCAGGCAGTGCCAGAACAGCGCCGCCATCTCGGCGAGGCGGAGCTGCCCGGCGGCGGCGCGCTCGACCAGCGCGAACAGCGGCCCCAGTTCCTCCTCGGCCGCGACCAGCGCGGTGAAGCTCGGCCGCAGCACGCGCGGCGCGCCGGCGACGACGAGCGCGGCCTCGCCGCGATGCGGGTTGGCGCCGGTCACGCGGGCACCACCTGGCCCGAGCTTTCGAGCTGGAGGGTGTAGTTGCGCTCGCCGTTGAAATCGCCGGCATAGTCGAGCCGCTGGACGAGGAAGCGGCCGCGCAGCTTCTCGCCGTCCTCGAACGACAGCTCGTAGTCGGCGAGCGTGCCGGCGAGCGCGTTGGCGCGCAGCCGCGTTTCGGCCGCGCTGCCGAGGAAGATGCCGGCGGCCGCGACCGAGACCGTGCGCACGCCCGCCCCCGACAGCAGCTCGCGCCAGCCGCCGCTGCCCTTGTTGGTGACGACGACGGTATCGCCGGCGATCGACATCTGCGTGGTCCTGAGGCCGGCCACCGTCTGATAGACGGGCGGCATGGCGTCGTCGGCAATCTTGAGGAGGAAGGCGGCGCCTTTCTGGGCGGTCATGGCTGGGCTCCTTTCGGTTCTGGGGCGTGAGCAGCTAATCCGCCAGCAGGCGGAAGCGGTATTCCAGCAGCACCGCGCGCCGGCTCTCGCCGCGCTGTTCGGCGCGGGCGCGCAGGAATTGCGCGGCGATCACCGCAAACCCCGCTTGCGCGCGCGGCAACGCGGCGATGCGCGCCTCGATCGCGGCGACGAGATCGACGGCGGCCCCGGGCGTATCGCCCCGGCAATGCAGCTCGAAGGCGACGCGCACCTCGCGGCCCACGTGCGTCTTGCCGCTCCAGTCGGCGCTGGCGCTCGCGGCGATGGCGAGCCAGGGCAGGCTGGCGCGCGACGGCGCTTCCTCGGTGACGGCGTTGAGCGCGGCCAGCGCCGGGTCGGCGCGCAGCCAGGCGATCAGCGCGGCGCGCAGGGGCAGTTCCATGGTCGGTCAGTCCTTTCCCAGCAGCGGCCAGAGCAGCCGCGCGTCGCGCCAGCGGCGGGTTTCGGCGCGGCGGGTTTCGGCGAGGCGGGCGGGGCGGCGCGCGGCCGCCAGCGCCCGCACCCGCGCGAGCAGCCGCGCGGCGAGGCGGTCGAAGCCCGCGTCCCCGGCGCTCATGCCAGCCGCAGCCGCCGCCAGGGCCGCCACAGCGCGGCGATGGCGGCGGGCGGCAGCGGCGCGGCGCCGTCCGTGTCGCGCTGGCGGTGCTGGTGCGCGGCGAGACGCATGACGCCATGGCGTAGCGCGTCGGGCAGCGCCGCCCATCCGGGCGCGAGCCCGGCGGTGAAGCGCACGGCGAGGCGCGTGGCCTCCCCCGCCGCGTCGACGCGCACCCGCGCGCCGCCGTCGGCATCCAGCTCCAGCGCATAGGCCTCGGCCGGCAGCGCGAAGCGCTCGCCCGCCGCCGGCAGGCCGTAGACCGCCGTGACCGCCTGCACCGGCCGCGTCGCGAGGCGCTGCCAGCCGCGCGCCGGCGGCAGCGCCTCCTCGCACTCGGCCTCGATCGGCAGGACGCCGGTGAAGCCTTCGCAGGCCGCCAGCGCGGCGGCGAGCAGGGCCGAGAGCGGCGCGTCGTCGGCCGTGGTGGTCACGCCGAGCCATTGCTTAAGCTCGGCCAGCGCCACGGGCGCAAGCGCCGGCGGCGTGACGATGATCCGCTGCATGGAGGGGCTCCTTGGAAGGGATCAGGCCGCGATCTTCAGCAGCTTGATCGCGTCGCTGTCGAGCACCTGCCCGCCCACGCGCCGGGTCGCGTAGAAGTGAACGAAGGGCTTGTTGGTGAAGGGATCGCGCAGGATCGCCGTGGCGGTGCGCTCGGCGATCAGGTAGCCGGCGCGGAAGTTGCCGAAGGCGATGGGGACCGCGCCCGCGCCGACATCGGGCATCTCGGCCGCCTCGACCACCGGATAGCCCAGCAGCCGGTCGGGCTGGCCCTCGCTCAGCCCCGGCTGCCAGAGGAACGCGCCGGTCGCGTCCTTGAGCTTGCGCACGCGCGCCAGCGTCGCCGCGTTCATCACCCAGCTCGCCCCCTGGCGGTGCCCGGCCTTGAGCGCGTGGACGAGGTCGATCAGCTTCAGCTCGGGATTGGCGTCGAAGCCCACGGCGCTGCCGCTGGCGAGGAACTGCAGCGTGCCGAAGGCGCGCGCCGCATCGCCCGTCGCGGCGGTGGGCGCCGAGAGGAAGCCCATGGGCTGGTTCGTGCCGCTGCCGGCGACGAAGGCGGCGCCCTCGGCGCGGGCGAATTCCATGGCGATCTCGTCGGCCAGCCAGCTTTCGAGGTCGAACCGCGCATCGTCGAGCATGGCCTGGCTCGCCGCCGGGTTGGCGTAGAGTTCGCCGGTGGGCGGGGCGATCTCGGCGAAGGCGGGGGTGGCGGTCTCGGGCCGCGCCGCCACCTCGCTGACCCAGCCCGAGGCGGTGCCGCCGGTGGAGATCAGCTTGCGGTAGCCGGCGCTGCCGGTCTGCACGACCTGGGCGATGGCGCGGATCGGCGAGAGGGTCTTGAGCCGCACGGCGATGGCCGCGTCGATCTCGCGCGGGACGGCATAGCCGCCGTCGGCCGGCGCCGCGCCCGACAGCGACTTCAGCTCCGCCTCGCGGCCCTGGCGCAAGTAGCCGTCGACGAAGCCCTTGACCTCGGGCGAGGCGGAGGCGGCGCCGGCGAGCACCGGCCGCGCGGCGGCGCGCGCCACCCGGTCGAGCCGCGTCTTGACGTCGTCGATGTCGGACCGCAGCGTGCCGATGGCCGCGTCGGCCGCGTCCTGGCGGGCGACGAGATCGAACGAGGCGTCGAGCGCGTCCTCGGCTGCGGGAGCGGTGGCGGGGATATCCATGGGGCTTTCACCTTTCTTGGGAATTCCTCCCCCGGCGGGGGAGGGGGACCACGACGCGAAGCGGCGTGGTGGAGGGGCACGGTCGGCGGGACGAAACGGCGAGAGGAAGTGCCATGAGGCACCTGCCCCTCCACCCCCGCCCTTGCGGGCGGCGGTCCCCCTCCCCGTGCCGGGGAGGACCTAGGCGATCAGGTGCACGCGCGCGGCGTGCTGCATCGGGTGCGTCACCAGGCTGACCTCGACCAGTTCGATCTCGGTCAGCTCGCGCCCGGCGGCGTCGCGGGTGAAGCCGCGGGCGTGGTAGCCGAAGGACAGGCCGGTCACCGCGCCGCGCCGCAGTGCCCGCGCGGCCGCGCCGCCGGGATGGTCGAGCCGGGCGATCACGCGCAGCCCGCGCGCGTCCTCGGCGGCGCGCTCGACCCAGCCGATGCGCAAGCCGGGCCGGTGCTGCCAGCACAGCGGCAGCGCGCCCTCCCGCGCGCCCAGCGTGCGCGCGAAGGCGCCGCGGCGGATGACGTCGCGCCCGGCGTCGCGCCGGTCGAACAGGGCGGCGTAACCGGCGAACTTCATTTCAGCAGCTCCGGCATGCCGATCCGCCAGGCGATGCCGACCAGCAGCAGCGCCAGCGCGGCGCGCACCAGCCAGTCGATCGCGGCCTTCCACGCGCTGGCCTTGGCGTCGCGCCAGGCGCGCAGCAGTTGCCGCAATTCGCCGAGATCGGCCGGCGCCTTGTCGTCGTCGAGCCCCAGCCCGGCGAGCGTGCGCCGCGCGCCGCGCGCGCACGCCTCCTCGACGACGGCGCGCAGGGTGGCGAGATCGGCCCCCTCCCCCGCCGCCTGCGCGACGAGCCGGGCGAGCATGTCTTCGTTGGTCATGGGTGTTCTCCCGCGTCGCGTGTCACGTCCGCGACGACGCCTCTTTCTCCACGCCCAGCAGCGCGCGCTTTTCGGCGGCGCTGAGGAAATCCGCCGCGCTGACCTGCGCCCACAGCCGCTCGCGGTCCTCGGCCAGCGCGGGCACGCGGTCGAGGTCGATGGCGAGCCGCGCCTCGGGGAACCAGGGCGCCAGCCCCTCGGCCAGCGCGCCCAGCAGCTTGGCGGCGAGCGGCAGCAGCGTCAGGCGCCAGAGCGCGCGGTTGGCCTCGCGGTAGTTGGCGTAAGTCGCGTCGCCGGGCAGGCCGAGCAGCATCGGCGGCACCCCGAAGGCCAGCGCGATATCGCGCGCGGCGGCGGCCTTGAGCGTGGCGAAATCCATGTCGGCGGGCGAGAGGCTGAGCGATTGCCAGCGCAGCCCGCCTTCCAGCAGCATCGGCCGCCCGGCGTTGGCCGGCCCGGCGAAAGCCTGCGCCAGCTCGGCCTTCAGCCGGTCGAACTGGTCGGCGGTCAGCCCCGCGCCCTCGGCCGCGTCGTAGACCAGCGCGCCCGAAGGCCGCGCCGCGTTCTCCAGCAGCTCGCGGTTCCACCGGCCGGCGGCGTTGTGGATCAGCACCGCCTGGTGCGCGGCGGTGAGGCAGCCGGCGCCGTAGTGGTCGTCGGCCGGGTGGAAGTGGCGGATATGGATCAGGTTGGGCGATGCGTCCTCGCCCTCCAGCGGGATCGCCAGCGCCTTTTCGCCGACGCGGTAGGTGAAGCCGCCCGGCCAGCCGTCGGCCCCGGCGATCACCTGCATCCGCTCGGGCCGCAGCGCGAACAGCTCGACCGGCCGGCCGCGCGCGTCCTTCATCACCTGGACATAGGCATTGCCGTGCAGCAGCAGGTGCGAGGCCAGCGTCTCGAGCAGCGCCTGCCCCGCGCTGGTCGCGGCGACGAGCGCCCCGAGCGCCGGATCGGCGGGCAGCAGCGGCGCGCCGGCGATGCCTTCGGCCACCAGCCGCACCGCGCGCTGCGCCACCGGATTGTCGAGATAGGCGCGCTTGACCGCGGACGGGTAATCATAGGCGGCGCAATCGGCGGCGTGCCACGGCGAGGCGAAGCTGCGCGCCAGCGGCACGCGGGCCCGCCCGCCCTTGAAGGCGGCGGCAAGCGTCTGGAGCAGGGACATAGGGAGCCTTTCAATTCCTCCCCCAGCTTGCCGGGGGAGGGGGACCACGACGCGCAGCGGCGTGGTGGAGGGGCACGGGCGGCGGGACGAAACGGCGAGAGGAAGTGCCATGAGGCACCTGCCCCTCCACCCCCGCCCTTGCGGGCGGCGGTCCCCCTCCCCGTGCCGGGGAGGAATCAGGTGAGCAGCACTCTGGGCTGCGCGTGGTTGTTCAGCATCAGTTCGGTCAGCGCCCAGACGAGCGCGTCGGCGCGGTCGGGCGAGCGGCCGGGGCCCTGGTAGGCGCCGCCGGCGATCAGCCCGCACAGCTCGTCCTCCAGCGCCGGGAAAGTGCCCGCGTGGCGCACCCGTCCGGCCTCGTAGAGCGCCGCCACCGGCTCTGCCCGAGCGACCTTGCCCCGGCTGGCGTGGACCAGACGCAGCGGCAGCGCGACGTCGGCGGCGCGCAGCACGCTCGCCACCATCGCCCCGCCCTGGTTCGCTTCGGCGACGACGCGGTCAGCCCGCCAGGCACGCGCCGCGCGCGCGACCGCCTGCGCCCAGCGCTCGGGACTGGCGCCGCTCACCGAGGCGTCGGCCAGCACGCGGCCGATCCCGTCCCCGCCGAGCGCGGCGACGACGATGCCGCAGGCGTCGCCGCCGGCCGAGGCGGGCGGATCGACCCCGACGACGACGCGCACCGGCGGCGCGCAAGGCCCCTCGTCGCGGCATTCCTCCAGCAGCGCGCGCGTCCACAGCGCGCCCGGCCGGTCCTCGATCAGCTCGCCGTCCAGTTCCTGGCGCGCCAGCAGGCTCTTGCCGTAAGCCCGGCGCATGGCGCGCAGGAAGCGCGCGGGCAGCCGGCGATTCTCCTCGGTCCGCCCGTGCCGGATGGCGAGCCCGTCCTCGGCCATGACGCGCCGGAGCAGCGGCACCGCGCGCGGCGTCGTCGTCGCCAGAATGCGCGGATGGTCGCCCAGGCGCAGGCCGAGCAGCAGGTTGTCCCAGGCCGCCAGCGCCCGGCCGCCGGCGTTATCCCACTTGGCGATCTCGTCGCACCAGGCATGGCTGTGCTGGGGCCCGCGCAGGCTTTCGGGCTCCCCGGCCGAATAGAGCACGGCCTGCGCGCCGCTCGGCCAGGTCAGCCGGCGCAGCGACGGCTCGAACTCGGGCGCGCGCGACGGCGGGCAGCAGGCGACGACGCCGCTTTCGCCTTCCACCATGATGCTGCGCGCCTCGCCCAGCGTGGCGGCCACCAGCGCGATCCGCGCGTGCGAATCGCTTTCGGCCACCGCGCGCACCCATTCGGCGCCGGCGCGGGTCTTGCCGAAGCCGCGCCCGGCGAGCACCAGCCAGACGCGCCAGTCGCTTTCCGGCGGCAGCTGCTTGTCGCGGGCGAAGAAGCCCCAGTTATAGTTGAACTCGCCCGCTTCGGGGCCCTCCAGCCAGCCGATCAGCCTTTCGCGATGACGCGGCCGGAGACCGGCGACCCACTGGTTGCGATCAAGCGCGATCATCGCCGGCTCCATCGCCGCCGCCGCCGC